CGTCGAAATCATCGACCGCCACGCCCTCGACGGAGCAGACCTCACGGACGTTATCTTCCAGTACGACCACGAGGGCAGGGTCTACGCCCGCAACACCAACAACACCCTTTACTTCGAAGCGAACGACCACGGCTTCTTCATCGCGGCTGACCTTTCCAAGACCCATAAGGCCCGCTCCATGTACGAGGACATCCAGGTTGGAAACATCACCCGCATGAGCTGGGCGTTCATTCCCGCCGAAGAGGTCTACACGGAGGACAGGGAGAACAAGGTTTTCACCACGCGAATCACGCGTGTGAAGAAGGTGTTTGACGTTTCAGCCGTGTCATACCCGGCTGACCCGAACACGGAAATCAGTGCACGTCACCTCGTTAACGGAGAGATCGAGGCTCGACGGCTGCGGGAGTCGCAGCAGCGCGAACTTGACCGCAAGCGCAGGGAGATTGCGCTTCGGGCCAAGAGAATGCAAATCCGCTAACGAAAGGATAAGTCATGGACTTCACCGCAATGGACGCTCGGGCATATCGCAGCCTGAACGCCGACCAGTATCAGGAGCGCCGCTCCCTGGTGCTGTCCCTGGCAGAGACGCTGCCCGAGGACGCAACCGAAGAGCAGATTCGCTCCATCGACGAGGAGCTTGGCTTCATCAAGGCCGAGGATTCCCGCCGTGACGCAATGGCCGAGCTTCGCAACCACAAGGCCACCGAGGTCATTGGCGGCGCTGGCTCCGTCGTCGGCTCCACCGAGAAGCGTCAGGCTCCCGCTCTGCTCCGTGCCGACACCTCTCTTGGTGCTCGCGTCTGGAACGAGATGAAGGAGCGCGGCTACTCTCGCGAGAACGGCAAGTTCAACATCTCCGGCATGTCCTTCCGTGCCAGCTCCGACACCCAGACCGTCGGCGAGCTTGGTGGCGAGGATAGCCCGAACTACTTCGACGAGACGCTGACTCTCGTTGACCCGACCATCCGCGAGGGTTACCGCCGTCCGCTGTCCATCTGGTCGCTGTTCAACCACGAGACGACCGAGAAGGATTCCGTCGCGTGGTACACCGAGGGTGCGTTCGACGGCTCCGCCGCAATGACGGAGGAGACCGGCGCGTTCTCGCAGATTCACGTCAACGATCCGGTTCGCCACTCTGCGGAGCTTAAGAAGGTCACGGCCATCTGGAAGCAGTCCGACGAGATTCTGACCGACGCACCGCGCTTCGTGTCCCATGTCAACGCCCGTGCTGGCTACAACCTTGATATCGTCGTCGAGGATCAGCTTGTCTCTGGCAACGGCCAGGGCAACAACATCACGGGCATCGTCCCGTCTTGCGGCCTGGTCGACACTGCGTCCGCATACGACATGGACTTCATCGAGTCCCTGCTCGACAACCGCACTCGGATTCGCAAGGCGACGCCGAATTTCAACGTCGATACGCTTCTTCTGGCCGACGAGGACTACGACGCCCTCATGAAGCTGAAGAACAACGCCGACCAGTACGTTCTCGGCGGGCCGACCGGATTCGTGTACGGCAACGGCGTGACCATCGGGCGCAACCTGTGGAACACCATCACCATCGTACCGACGCCCGCGCTGACCAGCGGCACCTCCATCCTTGGCGCGTTCAAGGCTGGCGCTACCGTCTACTCGCACGTGACTGGCCGTCGCTTCGACACTGGATACGATGGCGAGGACTTCAGCCACGGTCTCGTGACGTTCCGCGCCTACCAGCGTTTCGTCCTGGCTGTCGAGTATCCTGCGGCGTTCTGCAAGTACACGGTCGCCACTGCTGGTGCATCCGGCCTGAGCGCTTAAGGAGGCTCCATGTACGTCAAGGCAATGGTCAACTTCCACGACAACCTGAAGGATGTCGACCGCAAGGTTGGCGAGCAGTTCACGGTCTCCCGTGAGCGATACGAGGAGATCAACGCCATCGGCATGGAGAAGATTGGCGCACCGATTGTGAGTGCCGTGCAGGAGAACCCTCAGACGCCCGAATCCCGTGCGAAGAAAGCGCCGGTAAAGCGCCGCACGAAGAAGGCGTCTAGCGCGAACGGAGAGTAATTGTCTCTTCTCGATGACATAAAGCTGTCGCTTCGAGTGACTTCGAGCAAGTTCGACCCTGAAATCGAAACGCTCATCGGCGCCGCTCTCTACGACATGGAGAGGGTGGGAGTCAATCCCGCCCTTCTCCAAGTCGATGCTGAGACCGGTGGGCTTGAGAACAGGTTCGTCAAGCAGGCTGTCGTTAGCTACTGCAAGGCGCAGTTCGGCTACGACAACTCCGAGGCGTCCAGGTTCGAAAACGCCTACACGCGCATCGTCATCGACCTGCTCAACTCTTCGGAGAACATCGCCGCTATCGCTAAGGAGGTGGCTGATGCCGAGTCAGTGGACGACGGGTCAGAACCGCTGGTGGGTGAACCAGCAGTTCCAGACGGCGAATAGCAGCCTCCGATGGAACGAGACATGCGTTCTCGTCGAGAAGGAGCAGACGTTCGACGAAGAGGGCGTTCCGAAGTTCGTCGACAAGAAGACCGAGGTCTTCTGTAGCCCGAAGGTAATCGGCGCCCACACGTGGTCGTCGATGTACGAGATCGGGATTTCGGCAGACGCGCAAATCAAGCTGCGAACCTGCGACTACGACGAGCAGCGCGACGTGCTCTACCGCGATAAGTGGTACTCGGTCGAGACGGTTCAGGAGAAGGGCGAGTTCGTAGTGCTCACCCTTCGCCACCAGAAATCGGACTCGGCTGATGCGGCAGAGGAAGGCGAGGAGGTGTCTGATGGCTAAGAACTACGACTGCACCTTGGATACTTTCGCCAAGGGCGTCGAGGAACTCGTGGGCGACATCCCGATTTGCTGCACCGAGGCGGCGAACAAGGCGGTTCGCAAGTCAACGCGCAAAGGCGTCAACACCGTCAAGAAGCACGCCAAGAAAGGCGGAAAGCACGTTTGGTCTGACGAGTACGTTGGCGGGTTCTCTAGCCACATCACGGCAGGAGTAACCGTCGAGGGAGAGATTGGGAACAAGGCGAAACCGGGCCTCGTCCACCTTCTCGAAAAAGGCCATGCGACGTTGAACGGTAGGCGGACAAACGCCTATCCGCACATGGCGCCTGCTTTCGGCGAGATATCGAAGCACTTTGTCGAGACGTTTGAGAAGGAGATTGGAGCGGCGCTCAAATGAGCCACGCAGATGTACAAGCAGCGGTTTCCAAGCACGTTCCATGCTGCCACATGGAATGGCCCAACGACACGATGCCGCCCGTCCCGTTTGCGTGCTACCTGCTCGACTACGACAAGCCCATTGTCGCTGGCGACGTTGAAATCGCCGTCAGGCACAAGTGGATTGTCGAGCTGTACGAGAAACGGCGCGACAAGGCGCTCGAAATAGCTCTCAGCGACACGCTCCGGGAAACGTTCGGAGCCGTGTCGCGGCAGGAGCAATGGATTGAAAACGACAACTTGCTACAGGTTGTCTTCACGTTCTACCAGATTGAAGGAGAGTTCGATGGCTAACAAAATTCGCTACGGCTTGAGCAACACCAAGTACGCTATCCTCGACGACAACGGCGGGTATGGCGAAGTAAAGGATTTCCCTGGCGCAGTATCTCTGAGCCTGTCCCGCGAGGGCGGAGACAGCTCCGACTTCTACGCCGACAACGGCATCTACTACACGTTCGAGGGCACCAACGGCGGCTACTCTGCCGAGCTTGAGATGGCCCGCATCACCGACGAGGTTCGCGTTGACCTTCTCGGCGAGGTCGTCGACGACAACACTGGCATCCAGTACGAGACCACCGACGCCACCGCGAAGGAGTTCGCCCTCATCACCGAGATGCAGGGAGACAAAGGCCCTATCGGCTTCGTGTTCTATAGCTGCAAGGCTTCCCGTCCCGAGCTGAACGCCAACACCAAGAACGACTCGCCCGACGTTGACACCGACACGCTCAACGTCCGCATCGCCTCTCAGGAGATGGTGATCGGCGGCGTTAAGAAGAGCGTCGTCCAGGCCCACATCGACAAGACCACTTCCACAGCAGAGCAGTATGCCAACTTCTTCGCTGGCGTTGTCGCTCCCGGAACCCTTGCGTCTTCCGGCGAGTCCGGTCTTTCGGCTTAAGGAGGCGTAAATGTTCGAGGTTTCCATCGACGGTAAGAAGGTCAAGGCGGAGGTTTCGTTCTATACAGCGACGCTGTACGAGGAAGAGTTCCGCAAGGACTTGCTGCAAGATTTCTTCGGCGACGTGCTCAAGTCAAGTGAGCAGATCAGCGTTGATGAGGACAGCAACATCGTCAACATCAACTTCGAGAAAATCAACTGGCAAGCCGCGAATCGCGTGCTCTGGGCATCCATCAAGACGGCAAACGAATCCGCACCGAGCTATCACGCGTGGGCTAAGAGCACCAAGGGCGTGAAC